CCGACTTCGTTTGTAGCGGTGACTATTTCGTACCCCTCCTTAACGCACTGAGTTTTGATATCATATTTGATCGTCTTAGGAACAAAAATATTAAACAATCTGTCATACAGACTCATTCTTCCTTCTTTTTACTGAGATGTTCTTTTTCAAGCTTCTTTTTTTCACTCTGAATAGTCCTCAAAAAGCGTTTGGGGTGCTCAATAAACTTAGACCACCTGAAATCGTCAATCGAGTATTCAATATACTCGGGTACGTGTGCAATAAATACAAACACACCCTTCGTGAATCTATACACACAAGTCGTAGCGAAAGCGTAGCAAACGGCTCTCGGGTAAAGCCACCACATTATGTGTTCATAGGCGTCTTTTTTTATCTATATTAAATACAAGATGAATCTTGATGAAGTAGCGAAGAAAGTCCAGTACATCACAGTAGATTCAGAATTCGTAGATGGTTCTAATAACACATTTACGATAGATTTCTCACTCGATTCAAATGTACACATGGAAGATATGTCAAAAGTTATAGGGTTTAAGATAGTAGACTTTTACGTGACCCAAATAGGCGAAAGTGATTCAACTGGAAATACAGACGTGTCCAAATATATAGATGTCGTGTGCGAAGACATACCAAAGCGTGCACAGATACTCGACGAACGACACGGGGAAATACTCGCGCGAATACCACTCGAGAGGAGTTTCTCCGGTAGTAACTCGTTTATATTGAGAGATAAACAGTGGAGATCGCATCAAAGACAGACAGGGTTTTTTAATCCGTTGTCAATACAAAAAACACACTTTAAATTGTATGAATCCCAAGGAGATGGAGATTACGAATTACTCAAACCGAGTGTTTCGTTTTACATGATAATAGAAATAACAACCATCGATGTAAAAGAAAAACCACGCAATAGAGAGGTACAAATATTACAGGCATTAGATCGTCTCATGGAAAAGATAGACAGCCTCAACCATAACGTAAAAAAACTACCCGACGCGGAACAATTGGAGAAAGCTAGAAGAGAAACAAAAAAATACCCATTTAGCTATCTCATATTAATGATACTTCTTATTTTAGGAGGTGTGTATTACATTACTTCAAAACAGCATCCGATGCCCCATCAACCTTCTTTTTAACTCGGCGAACGACCTTCTTCACGGGCTTAGGGGCTTCTTCAACTGGCGCTGGCGCGGGAGCCTTGGCTTCTTCGACTTGTTCTACTACTGGCGCTGGCACTGGCGCTGGCACTGGCGCTGGTGCTGGTGCTGGCGCCGGGGTGCTGTCAAGTTCATCCACCAAACGCATCAACAAACCATACACGTGTTTCTTGTTGATTCGAAGGGTTTGCATTTCATCTCTGATTTCTTGCCTGAGAGCTTCCATTATAATATACATAAAGGAAATATTATCTTTAAATGTAATGCTGGTCATAGGTCCTACCCTTCTGAGTGGAATAGGACAACACGCAAAGAAATACACTGAACTTTTCCCCGAATGGAAATACATTCAGGTATCCGAACACATACCGGAATGTGAACGCGCTTTCATATTCGCTCTACCCGTCGAATACTGGTTCGATAAAATAGTCGAACTCAAAAAGAAAATTAAGCATTTACATTGCATGACGGTCTGTGAAACTGAAACTGTACACGAAGACTATGGAAAACTATTTAAATTATTTGATAGAATCGCCGTACCGAGTGAATTCTGTAAAAATGTATTTTCGCGTCAGTTTCCGGACACCGAATTCTATGTAATACGGGCGCACATACCACACAAGGATACGTATACATTCTATCACATAGGCAACGTGATGGACCAACGAAAGAATTTCAGAGCTATTTTAGAGTCATTCGTTCGTCTGAATAAACCAGATACAAAGCTTCTGGTAAAAGCCACGTGCAATCAACCGATAACCATAAATCTACCAAACGTTGAAGTAATAAACGGGCTCGTACCGGACGACGAAATGGACAAAATACATAGAATGTCTGATTGTTACGTGAGTTTTTCAAGTTCAGAAGGAGTTGGTATGGGTGCAGTTGAAGCGGCCATGCGTGATAAACCCGTGATCATCACAGACTACGGTGGTGCACCCGAATATGTTAAAACACCGTACACGGTTTCGTGTGAACTTCAAGAGTTGCAGAATGACGATTTCTTGTTTAAGAAAGGAATGCAGTGGGGCAAACCAAACAAAGAACAACTCTTGGAATTCATGACGGATGCATATGAAAAACGATTGAGGCACATGGACCACTCACATACGAAGTGGATGGTGGGTAAAGAAAATGTTTCACAACAATTCATCGATAATGTAATTGGTAAGTAAAACAATGAGACCGGTGAGAATAGCACCCGAGGCGATGGCACCCTTTTGAGCGATCAACATGGAAACGATGTCGTCTACAAAACCAATGTTGGTTGGTTTCTTCACGGTGTCTGGAACAATTTTGGCTAAAGCGACGTAGAGAGCCATGGCTATTACAACTGGACGAAGTGTCTCTTGGTCTAACATTTATAGTACACTAATATTTTATCTTCGGTTGATGTTTTCTACAAAACCCACCACACACCGCCTTGAACCCACACGACTTACCACTCAATGTCACGGCTTGACATGTGTGTACAGCTCTTCGCTTCTCAGATACAACTTCTGGAGCCTTGCTAATGAGTTGAATGGTTCTATTCTGTTTTTCAGTTCTGAGTTGAATGTATTTCTGTTTCATCTTCCAGGTAGCGTTTGCGAGTTTCGTGCATCTATCGGTGGGGGAATCCACTCGATACATGCGCATGGCGTCGGCGAGGCACTGTTCGTAAGACATGTTCAAATGTTATAATTATAAGGGTAAGAATAGGTGACTTAGGTACTAGATGACACGATGTCTATCAACAATCAGATCATGGACGCCTCCCACGATAGATTGTAAAATAAAAAAGTGGAATGCATTTTGGATAGTTTCTGCGAGAGTATTCATTTTTGATTACAAATTAATCAGGTCTGGTGAACTACTTAGGAACTAAAAAAATGCGGATCTATCATGGATTTCTAAAAATTCCTTTTCCGAGGAAAGTAGTTCAAACCCGCGATTCACGCGTCTTGTTATCCACTCCAATCTTGACTTGATTATCACGCGACGAGCTCCCTCTAATGGGAAAATAGAGTTGAAAATAGGTAAATCTATTATAACATTTTCGATACGTGCACCCTTCTTCACATTTTCATCTTTTGTGAGTAGTTGGATATTTTTGTGATTGAATATGCGAGTCCATTGATCTACATCATTTATATTTTCCTCTACATACAAGACCTGTCTCGGTACGATCTCGTCTATCTCAAAGGGGTAGCGTCCAGAAACAACATCGTCCCAGGTGACGAAAGAATATGTGACGCCATATCTAATGCGCATTTTTTCCATAAGACGTGTGATAAGTTCATCTCTGCTTATACCAATGAGTGGCTCATATTTATCGTAATTTTTACCATGTCTAATTGCATTACTTATATTTGCCCTAATATCGTTCGACCACTGTCGACCCATATAATGAGAATAGCAGTGCAAACAACTGCATGACGACACCTGTGCATGCCACTTCAACCCATACTGACCAGTATGGCGCGTAGAATTAACATCAGAATTGCACAACTGTCTAAACCTGGGTTTCTTGTCCCCTTCTGTAATACAAACTGATAACACATGACTTCCGTCTTCTCTTAGTTTAATAGATACAAGTCGAATATCAGTATCGTTGTGCTCCCATGTCTCGCCCAGTGTTAAGGTGAGGCTTGATTTTGATACCACCACTGTCTTGGATTGTTTCGTCGAGTTTGAGTTATACTTTTTAAGTCTAAGTCTATTCATCGCTTCTTCACGCAGAATAGCCTTGCGCTCGGGTGTGAGTCCTTCACCTTTTCGCGTATAGTAGGGTTTTACACGGCACCCGGATGGGCATCCATTCGGTGCGAACCGGCACTTAGGACAGCCTCGACCGTTTTCGTATGGTCTGACCATATTTATTAGAATAAATACTAAACCCTTAAGTTAGTTCTTCTCAATTAGGGTCATAACAGTAATTAAATTTGATGATTCAAAGACCCCTACCTTTGTTTTTAAGAAAACAGCTTAAGTGAGAGGCGCGTTTATTAAAAATCAAGTAAAATGAGTGAAAGCATCCAAAAGCTCACCCACGTGGAACACATATTAAAGAGACCAGATTCTTATGTTGGTCCAGTTGCCCGCGTCGGTGAACAGTATTGGGTCAAGGAAGGCGACGGCTTCGAAAAGAAAACTGTCGTATACGCACCGGCACTTCTCAAGATTTTTGACGAAATTCTCGTCAACGCCATCGATCGTAATTCGATCTATCCTAAACAGGTAACGTCCATCTCCGTAAACATCGACCGAGAGAAAGGTGAAATCAGTGTCGAGAACAACGGGCCTCTCGGGGGCATCGCTGTCAAAGAACACGAAAAGGAGCAGATTTGGAATCCAGAGCTCACGTTCGGGCATCTTCTCACGAGTACCAACTACGACGATTCACAGCAGCGGGTTGTAGGTGGTAGAAATGGGTACGGCGCAAAGCTCACGAATGTGTATTCGAGCAAATTCTCCATCAAAATCAAGGATTCAGAAAACAAGACGACGTACACTCAAGAATGGACAGATAACATGAAGACATGTGGAAAGCCGAAGATGCGTAGCTACTCGGGGGCGACCTCGAGTGTGTGCGTCACATTTACACCGGATTGGTCGAGGTTCGGTATGAAGGCGATGGATGATTACATCTTCAAAATTTTTGAGAAACGCGTGTATGATGCGAACATCTGTACCGCACCGGGGTGTAAAGTGAAATTTCAAGGTGAAGCTCTTCCAAAGACAGCATTTAACGAATACGCGAAGATGCACACGAATTCGGATGAAATTTGTATGTTTACGTCGGATCGATGGTCTGTGTGTGTAGTTCCATCGGAAGATGGATTTGAACAAGTGTCTTTTGTGAATGGTATATGCACGACCAAGGGTGGGAGTCACGTGGATCACGTGGCGGGTATACTCGCGTCAAATATCATCGACGAAATGGCGAAAAAGATTAAACTCAAACCCCAACAAGTAAAGAATGCATTCATGGTCTTCGTAAAAGCGACGCTCGTCAATCCAACGTTCAGTAGTCAGGTCAAGTCCGAGTGTACACTCAAACCACAAGAATTTGGTAGCAAATTTGAGCCCACAAAGAAACTCATCAAGGACATTCTCAAAACGAACATCCAAAATGAACTCATGGCGCTCTCGAAATTCAAGGAAATGAAAGAACTTCAAAAATCGGATGGTGTTCGTAAATCTAAAATCACGGGTATACCAAAATTGGACGATGCAAATAAAGCTGGTACAACCCAATCTGGGAAGTGTACACTCATCATCACAGAGGGTGATTCTGCGAAGTCACTCGCAGTCGCGGGTCTATCCGTGGTTGGTAGAGACTATTACGGGGTATTTCCACTTCGCGGGAAATGTAAAAACGTGAGAGATGCGTCGGTCAAACAGCTCACGGAGAACAAAGAGTTCAGCGAACTAAAGAAGATACTTGGACTTCAACAAGGTAAAGTGTACACCTCTCTCGATGAACTTCGTTATGGCCGTCTCATGATCATGACTGATGCAGATACAGATGGAAGTCATATCAAAGGTCTCGTACTCAATATGATTCATTATTTTTGGCCAAGTTTACTTGACCTAAATTTTGTAGTGAGTATGGTGACACCCATCATCAAGGCGTCGAAGGGATCGCAAACTATGTCGTTCTACACAGATTCCATGTTCAGAATGTGGTATGGAAATGGAAAACCTGGGTGGAAGATTAAATACTACAAGGGACTCGGCACGTCTACGTCTGCCGAGGCAAGAGAATATTTCAAAAACATCGAAAAACTCACAGTTAAATTTGACACCGACGAGAAAACAGATGAATCTGTCGTGCTCGCTTTCGACAAAACGAAGGCTGATTCTCGAAAAACGTGGCTACTCGAAAGTACCGAAAAAGAAAGCTCGGAGCTCGAGATTGCATATGGAAATGTAGAGAGAATCGATATCACTGAATTCATTCATAAAGATCTCGTAAATTTCAGCCTCGCAGATTTGAAACGGTCGATCGCACACATGTGTGATGGACTCAAACCTTCACAAAGAAA